TCAAACAATAACTGTATACAAAAATGCCAAGAAAACCCTTATCGCCTCCACCCCCGCGTGGAACTCTCTTTATAAGCGCACTAATACGGGGTCCAATAGCTCCGTGGAATATACGACGATTTCAGACACGTTTTCTGCCCGAGTTTATTATAAAGATATGGAAAAAGACTTTTTGGCTGAAGCTGGAACTGCCGAACAAGCGGGAACTCAAAATAAGGTAATTCTGCCTGATGGGTCAGTGGAAATTGTGGTTAAGGAAGATGGCTACAATTACATCCGCGAAGCCCGCAGGGTATATTTCGATGGTCGCTATTTTGCCATTAAGAGTGACGGTAAACCATCAGGATTGGTTGATAATCAATTCTTCACTTTTCTCCTTACCCCTATTGACGAGTAATGGCGGCGGCACTTCCACCAGACGTTACGGCGGCACTCCGTAGACAGGCCCCCAAGCTGATGCGTAAAGGCATGGAGCGTGAGGTTAAAAAGCAATTCGACAGAATCAAACAAGAAATGATCAAGGAATTTCTGGGGAACCCAATTACCCAAGAAATCTTGGCGGGTCCAGATACTTCCAATGTCAGTGGAACACTGAATGGGGTCTCAAATCTCTTTGCGTTTATTGGATTTGATAGGGGTGAGCAGCCCATTGCACCCATTTTGACACTTTTTGAAAAAATGACCATTAAATTTGAAAGGGAGATTAAAAGACCAAAAATAGGAAACAGATTCAGGGTAGATCTCCCCACCGCAGACGACATCTTCGCAATTACTCCTCTTCCGTGGGCAGCGGGGCGCAGTTGGGCGCAGGGAATAGAGCGCGGACTCTCAGGGCTGGGCTATCTCTTGCAAAAAAATAAGGGCAGATCAGGCGCCGCCATCCAAAGTCGTGTAAAGGTAAGAGCGGGAAAGTTCCAGAATACCCCCTACATATCGTCGCTGATAAGTAAATACAAAAAAAAGTTTGAAGAATTAAGATGATTGAGCAATTTCAACATAAGTTAACTACTTCATTTTTTCTGTGGTTTGATAATTTCCTCTTAACAAAAGGGGAAGCTTATACCAATACTACGGGCGAGTTCTTTTATTACGATGATCCCCGAGTAGATTCCGATTATAATGTGTTTGGAAGCCCTTATAAACAGTGGGTTACGGATTCTGGTATCGCGGGCGTCACCGTTCCCACGGGCATATTTGTCGGTGGAGGGGAATCTGGCAGACCCGATGGTTTTGTGTTTGATTTTGATAATGGAAGGGTCTTAACGCCAACAGACGTTTTAAGCGGCTCTTCTGTAACGGGTAGCTTTGCCGTAAAGGATTTTAACGTATATTTTACCAACGATACCGAAGAAGACCTGATAGTTGAAAATAAATATAAGGTCAATTCCCGCCTACCTTCAGCATCTTATGATTACATTGCGCCCTATGATGATGTTGTTCCTGCTATTTTCCTTTCCATGGCGCAAAGTGAAAACAAGCCCTTCGCTCTTGGGGGAATGGTTGATACTGTAATCCAAGGAAAAGCTGTCGTGATGGCCGAAGATCCCTACCAACTGGATGGGGTGTTGTCGATTTTTGCTGATTCTGTCAACGAGATCTTCACCGCTATTCCCTTTACGGGATATCCCATTACAGAACTGGGGGACTTGAAAAATAACGGCTATTCGTATTCGGGAGTCAAGAAGCCATATGAAACCAATGCAAGCTTTTTCGTGGATAAGGTTAGAACCTCAAAACTAAGCGACAGGGTGAGGAAGTCATTGGCCAACGAATTGTATGTAGGCTTTATAGATTTTGACCTGCAACAACACAGATATCGCTTTAAGTAATTTCATATTTCAACAATAAAACTGTAAACACAAGAAAGAATAATTCATTATGGCCAGAAATAGAGTAATTTACCAATCCGAAGCTCTTTATATTAGTAAAGACGCATCTTCCACTTTGTCGGGCGATCACGCACAACTAGAGCGAGTGCAAAGCGCCAACTACAGTTTCAACATTAACCGTCAGGACGTTAACCAATACGGTACCTTAGCGCGTATTGGAACTGAAATCATCGAACCCCCCACAGTTACCGCAGACTTTTCTTACTACCTTACTAACGGCTTTAATGAAAAAGCCCTGAACTTCTCAGTTCAAACTGGATATGAGAATTCTGGAAACTTCCCCTCTGGCCACATGGTTGGTGGAAGTGGTCAGAACCTCTACATTCTTACGGTTGCCGAAGGTGAAGACGCAGATGACGAGGCTGCGGGCGTAATTAATGTAACATCGGGACAGTTTGTTGGTGTCGGCAACTGCTACATTTCTGATTATACTGTCGATCTGGCCGTCGGCGCCCTTCCAACGGTTTCTGTAACAATGGAAGGCTCCAATATCGTTTCTGATGTGCAGATTTCAGGAACAAAGAACGAGGGTTGGTCAGGAATTGAAACCCCCGCCGTTAACCAAGAATCGGGAACCGACCTTGGTTTCTTAGTTAATATTCCTTTTGCTAAGAGTGGAATTATAATGGGGCCTTATGGCTTTGATGGCGAAACGGCCTTTCCCGTCGCTCTTCGCCCTGCGGACGTTACAGTATCTCTCGGAAATTTGGAGGATGACAGCATGGTTGTTATTGATGGATCTGATGAGGCTCATATTCAAAGCTGCTCGATTTCACTGCCGCTTTCCAGAACACCCCTTAATAGGTTGGGAAGTAAGTTTGCCTACGCACGGACAGTTGATTTCCCAATTGCAGCCACAATGAGCATTAACGCCATTGTTAACGAGCAACAAGCATTAAACCTCGCAGATCGCTTGGATGAGTTTGACCAAAAGGAAATCAGCGTTTCTATCGCAAACCCGAAGGCTACAGGTAAATCTCTTCCATTCAATTTTAATACAAATCAAAATAGAGCCATAAACTACACCTTCAAGGGTGCGTCCTTGGACAATACCTCAATCTCTTCCAGTATCGGAGCTAACAAGTCTGTGGACTTGACATTCTCTACTGAAATTGGTGGTGTTAACGATGCCGATCACGGCGTCTTCGTTTGGGTTCAATCTGGTATTCCCAGTGGTGATGCCCCAATTTGGGGTCCAGGTCTCTCAGATAACTATGCATAATCGTTAACTTAAAACAAATTAAAAAGGCCCCACTTTCCGAAGTGGGGTTTTTTTGTGTAATAAAATATACTATGCCTGATAAAGATAAATCACCGAAGAAACCAGAGCCAATATGGAAGGCGTCTACACCCTCCGAGAAAGTAGATTTTGGCGCAATTCGCCATGCTGCTCATCTTAAAAAAACAATCCTTAAAATGGATGACGCGGAGCTAAAGAAATACAGTAAGCGTATTGGCGTCCCCTACATCAATGGTGATCGAGTATCATTTCTTTGGGCAGCTATAGCCCTATACCACGGCCAACAATAATTGAAAAATGAGCGATAAAAAAGATAAAAAAACTGCGCCCAAGAAAGCTAAAGCAACAGCTAAGCCTAAAGCCGCGCCCAAAGCCGAAGCTAAGCCTAAACCTAAGCCGAAAGCTGATAAGCCTACCGATCTTGCGAGCCTTAAGGCTAAATTTAAAAAGGAGGCCCAAGCACTCAGGCATGATCGCGCTAAGTCTCAAGAGCTTAAAGCTCAATACATAAAGGACATTGCTGCCCTTCGGGGATAAAACTTATGAAAATATTATCACTCTCTCTCATTCTGACCTGTTTGGGTCTCTCCATGGCGTCAGCTAAACCCCAGTGTTGCATTAACAAGGAAGCTTGTTGTTTAACTAAGGAGAAGTGCTGCGAAGACAAGCGTAAGCCCCATGGACGCAAACCTCACGGCAGGAAGCCACACATTGATTGGGAAGCTAAGAAGGCCGAGTTTTTTAAAAGGTTCGATAAGGACGGTGATGGAAAAATAAGCCCCGAAGAAAAGAAGGCGATTGCTGAAGAGTGGAAAAAACGCATTGGAGGAAAGCCTCATGGCCACAAGCGCCCAGACCGACGCAGACCGCGCCCCGATAGGAAAAAGCGACCCGCCTAAAAAGGTGGATAGTAAGTTTTTCATTTCTCTTGGAATTGGGCTGGCCGTTCAAGCGGCAGGTATTGTTTGGTGGGCAAGCAACCTCCAAAGCTCGGTTCAGCATAACGATTTCCAAATCCAAATGATTGGAAAGGATGTTGAGAAACACGCAATTTTTGTACGCGATTGGCCAGCGGGCAAATGGGGGAGCGGAAGTCTCCCAGACGACGTAAAACAGAATTTAAAAATTTCGATGCTGGAGCTTGACGTAGAGAAGATTATGGAAAAACTCTACAACGGCCATACCAAGCTGCCTTAATAGGGGTATATCGTCCCACTGGCATCAATTCCACCTAACTGCAAAGGCTCAGCCTGATAGATGTTGTATTGGGCTGATAAGCGCTCCACATTGGCCATAGAATCGCTTGCAAGCCCTCTATAGACCTTGGACACCTCATTCCTGTTAACGAACGTTACAGAGCTTTCTCCGTCCTTTAAAGAGAGGATGTTATCACCACTGACATTAGAGCTTACAATACCCCTGAGGGAATTCCTAGCCTCTTTGGTATAGTAATTGTATAAGTAAAGTTCCTTGAGGATATTCTGGGCCTCAGTGTCAATCGCACCGTTAGCGCCTGTTGCGGTGTATCCCGCAAAATCACTATAGATGTAGGTATTGAGCCGCCCTAAATTCTCATACAACCACCCGCTGATTGCGCCAGTGGTGGTGATACCTGTATTGTCGTCAAATTCAGTGTTTAAAATACCCGAAGCTAATTGCCATAATACCGTAGACATGCTTCTTATTACACTGAGATATTAAATATCCCGTAGAATTTTAAGAGTTTTGGCGTGAGCGGGATTATTTGGATCAAGCTCCATTTGCTGAACAGGGTCGGGGATAATGTTTCTGCGATTATTGCGGGTATACGCCTTAAACTCCTTAAGCAGCGCCTTCTTCATTCGCGGCTTATCCAATACTGGATTAAGACCTGCCTCCTTGGCCATCCGCATCATATCCGTCACATCCATTTGTTTTAGGTTTTCCTCAAAGATATCAAGCTCATTAGTCTTAAACGGACTCAAGTGTGGAACCCCAAGAATCACTTCCAGTTCTTTGATTTTAGCCTTGAACTCTGGGCTTTTAGTGTTGCCACTAGCCTTCATCTCTTGAATCTCCTCGATCAACCCTTTTTTCTTGGGCTGCTCCTGTCCCGTGGTTACCTCTTCGTACGGCTGCTTTTCTTCACTCATATACTATTATATACACTCAAAACCTAAATTACAAAAAAAAGGGGCCGCCCCTTTCGGAGCGACCCACAATTTTTAAGGTTTGATTTCAACCGTTAAGCGGCTGGGATCATCTTACCTACGAGAACGCGATTGTCAAGAACGACACGGCCTTCTTCGACAGAACCGAAGTAGCCAATCTTGTTCTGGCGGATGCTATACTGATCATCAGCAAGGAGAGTGAACTCACTTCCGCTTTCAGCATCAGTTGCAACAGCGCGAATCAGAGAGTCCTTGCTGCGATCTACACCGACAACAAGGTCGTCGCCATCCTCAAATGCCTCGCCACCACTTCCATCGGGCCGCTCATAAGTGCCGCCTTGAGCAGTGAACAGGTCAGTGAACCTCTGGTTTGCACCCAATTCGTTAAGCTCCATGATAGAGATACCGTAGAACTCAGGAAGACCTGCGGTCTTATACAACGCATCCCTGATGGAATCAGGTGCGGGAATACCATCTTCGGTATTTGCAGGGGCGCCACCATCAGCAGCAACGCTGTTGATTGGGTTGTAGGCCATTGCGCGAAGATCTTCGACAACTTCAGGAGAGCAAAGAAGATCAGTGATCCCCTTAGTGCGAGTGGTGGGGGTTCCACCAATCCATGAAGTATTAATCCTCTTAGCAAGAGTAAGAAGCTCATTAAGGTCATTCAAGATGAAACGAGCATCTTGAGTACTCTTTTGAACATGCTCCTTGCTGTTGGTCGTGGCGTTAGCCAGAGCCGCCATAAGAATCGTTGCAGATGTAGTCTCCTGCTTAATAAGAATGTTTTGAGCTACGCGGGTGAAAGTCTTGCTCACGACATCCATGCGGCTCTTGGCAGCATAGCGACGATCAAAATCCACAGCACTATCGAGGCTGTAGGTAGCAAGCTTCAACTCGGAAGCCGTTGGCAACACTTGGTTGGAGGGAAGACCGCCAGCGTGGCTTTGGCTCCAGATCTGAACATAGTCCTCATCGGAAATGTTGTAGTAGAGATCCAAAGGAATGCTTGGATTGTCATCCGCATCAAATTGAAGTGTTTGAAAGAGATTGCTCACGGTTGGAGCCTGATTGAGAACTTCGGCCAAAACTGGTCCGATGAATTCTGCAAGCGCGACCTGAGCCTCATAGGCAACCTGACGGTTGCGCGAAGCCATAGCTTTTACAAGCTCGACTTGTTCGGGTGTTCTTTTTAAAGTAATTTTCATTAGATTTATTCTTTTAAAGGTTATAAGCTATGAATTAGAGTTTGATCACGATGTAATCGCCCAAGAACTGGTCGCTTGTTGGACCTTGGTTGGTGCGAGTTCCCGTTCCAAGAACCATTCCGAAATGTCCAGACTGATTATGGTTGTGGTGATGACCAGCACCAGCAGCTACAGGAGCAACACCAGTAATCTTTCCTGGGTTGGTGGATGACATCCTCACGGGAGTTCCGATTGGATAATCAACTGCGTCACCGTCGAAGCCGCTATTGCTGAGAGTAAAGATACCCTTGGTTGCAATTGGGACAGCTTGTCCTGGAAGCATTGCCTGAAGCTCTGTTTGCTTGGTTGGGTTGTAGAGGAGCTTTTCGCCGTTCTCATCGTTTTTAGCGGTTTGGAACAGGGTGAGGCCCAGTGGCAGTTCCCCTGAAATAGCCGCATTGACTTTAAGATTGACTTCGGGATACATCGCTGTGCCACCAAGGAACGGATAACTGGTATCACCCAGATAAGTGTTCGTTTGGTAAGTAACAGGATCGTTATTCCAGTTGCCATCTGTGATAGAGACAAAGACTCCAGCATCGCCAGAGCCTACGTCGGTAGTAGCATCGAGAACCGAGTTGTCATCCAACGCATAAAGGTTCACGACATCAGTATCAGAATATTGCCTGAAAGGTAGAATTCGAATAGACATAATTTTTATTTTTAAATATTGTTAAGAGATTTCGATATTGTCACGGGTGAAAGCCGCCTTGAATTTATCCCTCAAGGTAGGCTCTTTAGAAGCCACTGCCTCATTAGCATTGGCGACGGGAGCATCGGTGGCTTCAGCGCCATCAAGAGCTTCTTCCACTTCCACCTCTTCAGTAGATGCGGTGCTAACCCTTTTAGCGACTTCTTCATCGATGCGATTTTGAATTTCAGCGTTGAAAGCGGCCTGAGCTTCTTTACTCTTATGCTTCCACAGAACTTCAAGCTTAGCAGAAAAAGAAGCATAAGCTTCTTCCTCGCCAACCTCTTTAAGTTCCTTAGCAAGAAATTCCCTATCTTCATCGTCAAGCTCGAATTTTTGATCGAGGTCATCCATGCGTTCATTGAAGCGAGCGACAGCCTCTTCAGCTTTCTTCTCGTTTTCGAAAGCGGAAATGCGCTCATTGGCAGCACCCAGCTTTTCTTCAAGTTCGGCAAGGGAAGACTTGACTTCTTCATGTTGCTTGACAGCAGATTCTTTGGCCGACTCAGCCGCTTCAATATCCTTGCGGTATTGTTCGTCTCTTTCTTTAATTGCTTTAGAGAAAGTGTCGGTCATTGAAGCGACAGCCTCTTTGGAGAATTTCTTCTCATTTAGAAGCTCTTTAAGTTCTGAAATAGTGTTTTCAATTTCCATAGCGATAATATCCTTTTCGATGTTTACATTAATTTTATTGTTTTGTGAAATTTTATCCCTCTTATCATTTATAAAAACAGGGGGAGCCTCATCCGATTCGGAGTATAGACCCCTCACATCGGCAGCGGGATTTAGGGTGTAGGCAATCCCCAATGGGTATATATCCCCCATTATTAATCTATAAATATCCTCGCCATCCTCGGTTTTACCCGATCCCCCATAACTTCTCAAACACCCCCTTAATTCCTCTATTTTACTAGGATCTGAGATGATTCTTGCGTCCTCTAAATTAGTGCTTCCCACCGCCAAAACATAATCACTGAAGCCAACCTCCCAGCTTGCGGAAACTTTTTGATACGCGGGGTCGTTGGGGTCTAAAGACTTCTCCACCAAGTTGGTGAAATTATTATTGACTGATTTGTAAATTACTGCCCCTAATGCGATATTAAATGGATTTTTTTTATTTTCAACGTCGTCGGGATTCAATATTTTGCTCGACCCATATTCACTAAAACCAGCCGACGCAATATGCCCCACGATCTTTTGCTTGTCGTGTTCGATATTTGTGGGCTTATGGACAAAATTCTTGGTATACCTCAACGCAGTCGGGGTGTCCATTCCGTCTCCATTTTTATTGAATTTATTAACTACAGCCGCATTAAAGGCTACGCCCAATAAATCCACATTACTTTCGTAATCTATATCAGTTGGGACAAGGGGGGCTAAATTGTCGAGGGAAGCCTGAGATATCAATGAGGATTCATTAATTTCGCAAGCCAGAAGAGGGGATTCAAAAGTAGTTGTATACTTGTAATCCATCTCACTTTTCTTTAGTCCAACTCTTGGGGAGCGCACCTTCGGCGCCTATCTTCTTAGCTCTTCGGGTTAACTTGGCCTTAAATTCATCAAAGGTCATTGAGCCTTTGTAGCGCCCCCAGCTACTAACAGCATCCTTAACGTCTTGTGCGGACATCACTGGGAACGACCGCCTTTTGGGGTCCAGAAAATCGCTATCCTTTAATTCGCTACGCTTTTTTCCACCAAATCTCTCAGCGGCAATGTCCATTAATAGCTCTGCATAGGTCTTTTCGGATTTCTTGTCGTATTTAATGTCCTTTTTTAAATCCTTCTTTTCTCGGCTTTTCTTAGCCGATGGCTTGCCCTTTTCCAGCTTTTTGATTTTACTCTTATCGTCGCTGACGGCATCCTTCTCATGCTGTTCCTTTTGTTTTTTGGTGTCGCGCTTTAATTCTTTTTCGTCGGTCTTTTCCCAACCAGCCTTGGATGCCTCTTTTTTCTTGGACTTTTTATCATCACCCTTCTCCTCTTCGTCATCATCCTTTTTGTCGCCGCCCTTTTTCTTTTTAATCATTTCCAAGAACCTCTTCCGAGCTTCTTTTTGTTTTTCGCTCGCCGCCTTGGATTCAACGTTAACGTCTGACTCATCTTCCTTCATGTCTTTCTCCAGAGCATCAATTTCGGCCTGAAGATTTTTTACTGCATCTTGATGATGTTTAAGGCGCTCGCGCAAATCTTCCCTGTGCAGTTCTCGGGCATCCCTGTCATATTGACGCTTATCGAGGTTGCGCTTTTGCTCATCAAGTGAAGGATAAGGTTCACCATAACGAGCTTCAGTCTCTTTTCCAAAAACGGTAATTTCAATCTCTCCGTTTTTAACGTTTACTTTACTATCAAGATTTTCTTTCATTGCTGTGATAAAGGATTGCGGCAGGATAAACTTCCAGATTGTGGGTGTTAGATATGTCTAAAACCTCATCCAGAGTATCCAAGTGCTGTATTTTGTTAAAATCCTTTACACAAGATTCAAGCGTTTCTACCCAAGATTCTTTATCTTTGGAGCAAACGATAGACTGGCATAATTTATCCAAAGCTTCCAATTGGGCCTCCGAGGCTTTCTTGGCCTTGGAAACCCCCAGCCTCTTAAGCATTTTTGTCTTAGCCTCACCAACAAACTCTTCTATTTCGTAAACGGTTTGCTGTATGTTTTCTCGGGAATAGGTTGCCTCAAGCGGTATGTCCGTCGTTCCCTCGGGCCTACCAGCCTGACGCGGTGTAGTGGTTTTCTTTGGCGCACCGCCTCCACCCGCTGGACTTGCCATTGGAACCCCACCGACAAGTGGGTTATAAAAACCCTCTTCCCTTTGTTTAACGAATTCTCCTTGAGCGGGGGTAATGTCTTCAGCCTCTGGAAAACTCGGGTAGAGACCTTCATTAGTTGAGTCTCATCTCTCATATCGACATCCTTCATGCGAACCGTGGGATAAGACCTCAAGCCCAGTTCCCTTGAAACCCTCTTAACCTCCCTTTGAAGAAAATCATTCACGAATCCATGTCTGGCCTCCTTGAGCCTATCAATGAAAATCTGAGCCTTCACTTGAGTGGCGCTATACTTCTCCTCGCCAATAACAATATTTTGCAGCCCTTGCTTAATGTCCTCATTAAGTATTTCATATTTCTCTGGACCCAACACCCTATTAAGCTCGGGAATAATGAATTCGGCCTTAGTGGTATAATCCGACACCAACACTCGCCCGACACTTTCATTTTTGAAGAGATTCTGCATCGCCTTCAAGTTGTTTGCGTTAATTCCCCCCTTATCAGGATCAGCGCCCATCGTTATGAGTAAAATGACATTTTCCACCGTTCTGGTTATAGCCTGATCCATTTTCTTCAGTTCCAGCTTAGCATTAATGTCTTCCAACACAGGGAAACCAAACGGTATAGCGAATGGCTCATAATCCTGTTTTTTGTAAAAAGAGTATGAGAGCCTGTATGGATCGAGCTTAACCTTTATCCCGTCTTTGTGGTAGCCCCCCTTCTGGATCAAGTCTTGAACCTCAGGTTCCAGACTCTCAAAGATTTCAACGTCTTCTTCGGTCTGTGGATTCTGAAGCCTAGCCATCTCATAATCAGACAAAATCTTTTCGTAACCATCTACAGCAAAGCTTGAAGCCTTCTTGGCTATAATGTCGTAGGGATTGAGTAAAATATAACGAAGTGGAATTTTATTCGCGGAAGGATTAATCGACCC